AGGATTACTGCAACGAGCACGGCACCTGCTACCAGGTAGTGGGGACGGCCGGCGACCTGCTGAGCAAGATGCGCCCGGAGTGGAACCAGCTGAAGGAGGCCCGCCTCCGCAAGCAGGCGCTCATCGCACGCATCGAGCACAAGGTGAAGAGCGCCGAGGAGACGGCCGAAAGCACGGAGCAGTACTTTGGCTGAGACGTCCTACTACTTCGACCAAGCCAGCGCGGACCGGGCCGTCAACTTCATCGAGACCTTCTGCACCCACGTCAAGGGCGAGCTGGGCGGGAAGCCCTTCCTGCTGGAGCCGTGGCAGAAGGACGACATCATTCGCCCGCTGTTCGGGTGGAAGCGAGCCGACGGCCGGCGCAAGTACCGCACCTGCTACGTGGAGATCCCGCGGAAGAACGGGAAGTCCAACCTCTCGGCAGCCATAGCACTGTACATGCTGTTCAGCGACGGTGAGCCAGGCGCGGAAATAATCAGCGCGGCCGGCGACCGCCAGCAGGCCAACATCGTGTTCAGCGTGGCGCAGGAGATGGTCTACAACAACGCCGAGCTGCGCAAGCGTGGGAAGGTGTACCGCAACCAGATACAGTACAAATCCAGCTTTTACAAATCCATCAGCGCGGAGGCCTCCACCAAACACGGCTTCAACTGTCACGCCGTAATTTTTGACGAGCTGCACACCCAACCAAATCGCGACCTGTTTGACGTCCTGGTCACTTCCACCGGCGCCCGTACCCAGCCGCTCATCATGGCCCTCACCACCGCCGGCCATGACCGCAACAGCATCTGCTGGGAAGTGCACGAGTACGCACGCCAGGTGAAGGAGGGCAGCGTCAAGGATGAGACGTTCCTGCCGGTGCTGTACGCTGCCGATGCGGAGGACGACTGGAGTTTGGAGGAGACCTGGAAGAAGGCCAACCCAGGCTACGGCAGCATCTGCCGGCCGGAGTATTTTGAGCAGGAGGTGCAGAAGGCCAAGAACGTACCCAGCTACCTCAACACGTTCCTGCGCCTCAACCTCAACATCTGGACCAGCGCGGAGCAGGCGTGGATTCCGGACGACATCTTCATGCGCGGCGCCGACACGCTTCCGCCGGACGACGTGCTGCTCGGGCTGCCCTGCTACGGTGGCCTCGACCTCGCCAGCACGCAAGACCTCACCGCCTTCGCCCTCCTGTTCCGCGACGAGGAGGCGGACTGCTTTTACCTGAAGGTGCACCAGTTCGTGAACAGCGAGAAGGCCGAAAGCAAGAAGCTCAATGCCGGCATCGACTACCTACGCTGGGCGGAGGAGGGACACATCACCGTCATCCCAGGCAACCGCACCGACTACCGCTACATCAAGGAGCACATCGTGCAGGCGGCGGCCAAGTATGACCTGCGCAGCATCGGCTACGATCCACGATTCAGCACCTACATTGTCAGCGAGCTGGTGGCGGAGGACATTGTCATGCACCCGATGGCGCAGAACATCACCACCATGAACGGCCCGACGAAAGAGTTTGAGATGCAGATGCTGTCCGGCAACATTGTCCACGGCGGCAACGAGGTGCTCCGCTGGCAGATGGGCTGCGCGGTGGTATACATGGACGTGAACGAGAATAAGCGGGTGGTGAAAGAAAGCTACAAGGAGAGCAAGAAGGTCGATGGCGTCATCGCCTCCATCATTGCCATGAACGAGTACGTGCACGAGCGTACGAGCGGCAGCTTCGACGAGTTCCTGGGCGTTATTTCACTCTGATTACCTTTACCGCACATGGCTACCATCTGGGAACGTCTGGGGCTGCAGAAGCGGGCCCGCATCGGCAAGTTTGACAGCGCCACCATCGCGCAGGAGCTGGGCGTTTGGGCTATGACCCGGAGCGGCGCCAACGTCAGCGAGCAGAGCTCGTTAGCTATCTCTACCGTGTACGCTTGCGTCTACAAGATTGCGAGCACCATCAGCAGCTTGGGCCTCGACGTCTACGTCCGGGACGGCGCATCGGTAGACGTAGCCAACGCGCACCCTGCTCACGACCTCATCAAGTACGAGCCTAACAGCCGGCAGACGGCCTACGAGTTCTGGGAGACCATTGTGGCGCAGGCCTGCCTGTACGGCATGGGCTACGCCATCATTAAGCGGGACAGCCGTGGCTACGCCAGCAGCATGACCATCGTGGACTACTACGACGTCGAGGCCAAGGTGGTAAACGACGAGCCGGTGTATGTGGTCCGCGACTACGGCGTGGTCCGCACGGAGAACATGCTGGAGATCTGCAACCTGTTCCGCATGTCACCCATCCGCCTGCACCGGGAAAACCTGGGGCTGGCGAAGTCCGCGCAGGATTTCGGGGCGGAGTATTTCGGCAGTGGCGGACAGATGACTGGCATCCTGTCGACGGACCAGCCGCTCAAGAAGGAGCAGATGGACGTTATCCAGGAGAGCTGGAACAAGGCGCAGACGCAAGCCGGCACTAAGCTGCTGCCGTTCGGCTTCAAGTACAACCGCATCAGCATCTCTCCGGACGAGGCGCAGTTCATCGAGACGCGCAAGTTCCAAGCGGAGGAAATCTGCCGGATCTTCAGCGTGCCGCCGAGCCTGGTTCAGCTGCCCTCGCAGACGACGTTCAACAACGTCGAGCAGCAGAACCTCCAGTTCGCAAAACACACGGTGACGCCGTGGGCCAACCGCATCGAGCAGGAGATTGACCGCAAGCTGATTCCGTCGTTCGACCGTCCGCGCATCTACTCCAAGTTCGCCCTCAACGACCTGTACCGCGGCGACATGGCAGCCCGCGCCAACTTCTACCAGCAAATGCTGCAGGCCGGCGTCATCAGCATCAACGAGGCGCGGAGCAAGGAGGACTTAAACCCGGTGCCAGGTGGCGACATCCACACTGTCCAGGTGAACCAAATCGCCCTCGAGCAGTTTGGCGCATATTCGCAAAAAATAGCAAATGAAAACACAGGAAGCATTTGAGCAGGAGGTCCGCAGCCAGTACGGTGATGCGGTCGAGCTGCGCGTCAGCGAGGTCCGTGCGGCCTCCGACGACACCCTGACCATCAGCGGGTACGCTGCCATGTTTGACGACGTCACCGACCTCGGCTACTTCAACGAGCGCATCGCTCGCGGAGCGTTTGACGGGGTGATGGAGGACGACGTCCGGCTGCTCATCAACCACGCCGGCGTCCCGCTGGCACGCACCACCAACGGCACCCTCGACCTCGAGGTGGACGACAACGGCCTGCGCTACACCGCACGGCTGGCGGACACCACCGAAGGCCGCGACCTGTACAAGCTCATCAAGCGCGGCGATATCTCGCAGTCCAGCTTCGCCTTTACCATCGAGGATGAGGAGTGGGACAGGAAACAGAACCTGCGCACCATCAAGCGGATGGGCAGCCTGCTAGACGTCAGCCCGGTGACTTACCCGGCCTACCCAACCACGACGGTAGCCGCTCGTATGGCTGCCGCGCAGGCCGATCCCGGCGACGAGGTGGCCGAGGAAATTGTGGAAGCTATCGAGGAGACGCCAGTGGCTACAGCTCCAGAACCCGTAAATCTTGAACGTGCTACATTCGCACCAGTTAACACACGAACCATGAACTTGAACGAACTGAAGGCGCTCCGCGCCAAGCACTACGAGGAGCACGTTGCCCTCGTGGAGAATCCCGAGAAGGAAGGCCGCACCATGACCGAAGCTGAAGAGCAACGGGCTGCATGGTTGGTTGGCGAGGTTGAATCTTTGGACAAGCGCATCAAGCACCGCGCGGACCACGAGAACATGGTCGCCCGCGTAGCTTACAGCGGCACGGCATCGACCACCGAGAAGCGCGAAATCGAGCGCGTAAACGGTCACTTCAGCCTGTCGCGCGCTATCATGTCTGCAGCTAACGGCCGCAGTCTGGAAGGTGCAGAGGCAGAGTGGGCACAGGAGGCACAGCGTGAGATGCGGGCGCAGGGCTTGCAGGTTCTCGGCCAGGTGGCTATCCCGACCAAAGCTCTCCTCCGTGCATCTGCCGACAACTTCACGGCCGGCGCATACGGCGCAACTGCTGACGGCAACGCATTCGTTCCTGTGAACGTGGGCGGAGCTATCGAAGCACTGCGCGCACCGTCTGTCATCGAGCAGTTGGGCACGACCACGCTGAGCAACCTCACCGGCAACGTGAAGTTCCCGCGTGTGTCTGTGAAGGCAGCAGGAACGGCTGAGGGCGAAGTTGACGCGAACGCGGCATCTGGCCTTGAGATGGACGAGTTGACGCTGAGCCCGCAGCGCGTATCTGCAAAGACGACCTATTCCAAGCAGCTCCTCCTCCAGGGCGGCGCAGCAGTGGACCTGGTCATCGCGCAGGAATTGCAGAACGCGATGAACGCCTTCATCGACACGAAAGCATTCGACACGCTCGACGGCGCTACCATCGACAACCAGTCCACGGACGGTACGACGACCCTGACCGCTGCCATCGCAGTGGCTATGGAATCGGCTGTCCTCGCAGCAGGTGGAAACCTCGCAGCTGCACGGTACGTCATGTCTCCCTCCGCTTACAAGTTCGCGAAGAACTTGGCGCAGGTGGCTTCTGTCTCTGCTCTGTACGACCTCGCCAGCAACACCTTCAACGGTTACCCGGCAGTGGCTACGCCGTACTTGATTGACGCCAGCTCGGGAGTTGGACAGATGCTCTTCGGTAACTTCCAGCAGGGCTGCATCCTCGCCTACTTCGGAGGTATCGACCTGTTGGTTGACCCGTACAGCGCTGCCGGCAACGCGCAGATCGTCCTGCACGTCAACCGCTTCTTCGATTTCGACGTTCGCCAGGCTGGCGCTCTCTCGAAGATTATCGACATCAACGCTGCCTAATTAGGCAACGACCACACAGGCGAAGGCCCGGGGCACTCCCCCGGGCTTTCGTACTTTCGGGCCATGATGACCATCAACATCACCAGCTCGCCATCGCTCGACGACATCGTGACGGTGGCAGCTCTCAAGGCATTCCTGCGCGTGGATCACAGCGACGAGGACACGTACATCACCGCCCTCCGCCAGGTGGCCATCAGCTACGTGGAGAGCATCACAGACACCCGCCTCGGCGACGTCACGGCGGTAGGGTACATTGACAGCTGGTACCCGGTGGCTATCCCGGTAGGGCCGGTGCAGAGCATCAGCTCCATCACCTACACCTCGACCAGCCAAACCACGCTCACCCTCGGCGCCACGCACTACTACACCGACCTGGTGAGCAAGCCGGCCCGCATCCGCTTCGTCAGTCCGCCTGACCTGTACGACTATGCCCTCAACCGGGTGCAGGTGAACATGACCATCGGCTACCCTGAGGCGTCCATTCCCACGCCGCTCATCCAGGCGGTGCGCCTGCTGGTGGGCCACCTGTACGAGGCGCGCACAGAGGAGGTGCAGGGCACAATCACCACCCGCCTGAAGATGGGCCTCGAAGCACTGGTCAACCCCTACCGCGTCCTGTCATGAAGTTCGGCCGTATGGACAGCCGCATCACCATCGAGCGGACCACCACCACCACGAACACCTACGGCGAGCGGGTGAATGCATGGGGCACGCTGGCGACGGTATGGGCGGACGTCATCTACCGCGAAGGCAGCGGCACGGAGAGCATACAAAGCGCGCAGGTGCTGAGCAAGCAGCCGGTCCACTTTCTCATCCGCTACAGCACGACGGTAGCGGACGTCAGCCCAAAGGACCGGGTGAGCTACAACAGCAAGTTGTACAACATCGAGACCGTCCAAGAGATTGGGCGCAACGACGGTCTGCGCCTCACCTGCACCATCCGCGAGTGATGTTTACCGCACGCATCGACGGCCTGGCTAACATCGAGGCGCGCATCGCCAAGGCGGTGGAGTTTGGTGAGCTGAACAAGGCGCAGGTGCAGAAGTCCTACCGCAAGATTGCCATGATTTACGTGCGCCGTGCGCAGTCCATGGTGAAGGACGCGAAGCGCACCATCTACGTCCGCCGGCGCGGGAGCGAGGTGATGGTGGAGCGCGGCACGCTGCGCCGTTCGATGGGCACCTGGACAGCCAACAAGAAATTCCCTACCATCCTGGCAGGACCGCGCGCCAACCACCCGATGAAGCGGAAGGTGGCGGCGAGCGCGGACGCCTGGTTTGCGCACATCGTGGAGCAGGGCGACTTTCCCGACCAGTTCGGCGGGAAGAGCACCGGTCACCCAAACTACAAGGTCCACCAGCGGGCCATGGAAGCTGTAGACGCCACGATGCGGCAGAAGCTTATTGGTGAGTTGCAGAAGGAGTTCTCACGCTACATGAAATGACAATAGGAAAAGCCATCTATTACCTGCTGAGCAATGACGCCACCGTGTCGGGGCTGGTCAGCACGCGCATCTTTCCGGAGGTGGCGGATCAAGAGCAGGCCATGCCGTACATCGTGTACAACATCCGCAGCAACGACCCGAGCGACGTGCAGACCGGGCCGTCTGCCCTGGACACCGCCAGCATCGAGATAGCCTGCTACTCCACCAGCTACACCCAGGTCATTGACGTGGCCTCGGCGGTGCGCCTGGCGCTGGACCGGGTGGGCGGCACGTACAGCGGCGTCAACGTGCAGAGCATCCAGTACACCACGGAGACCATGGACTTCGAGGAGGCGCAGCGGGCGTACAAGGTCATGGCCGACTACGAGGCGCGCATCGACCGGGGCAACTTGACGCTGCCAACGGTAACCGCCGTGCGTCCCGATCTCATCATTCGCGGTGCCGTGTACGACGAGCCGCGCACGCTCGCGTTGACCGACGGGGCCACCTTCACGGTGAACAGCGACGACCACCTCATTTTTGCCAACTACGCCTCCGGCGGGGGTTCTGGAGCAGCTACCCTCAGGCTGCCGGTAGTGGCCGGAAACGAGGGCCGCGAGGTGCGCCTCAAAACCGGCGACCACCTAAGCAACCAGCGCACGCTCACGCTGCGACCGGCAGCTGCAGACACGACGGTCACCATCGACGGCAGCGCATCGGCAGTGATGGACCGCCACTACGACGGTATCACCGTGCACTGCATCGGCGGACAGTGGTACATCACGCAGCGCAAATCGAAGTAACCCGCATTCCTTACATTCGCACTATGATCGTCACCCTCAAGCAACCCCTCCAGGACTTTGGCTACGACTGGCCGGCAGGCTTCCAGGTCGAGGTGTCCATGAAGTTCTACCGCAAGCTCGTGGAAAGCGGGCACGTAGACGCGCACCCGGAGGACGAGAAGTACAAGAAGACCGCGAAGCCTAAGAAGGCCGCAGCCCCAGTAGATACGGAACCCGAAAACACTCCTGAATAATGGCCCAGACAACCGGCGTCTTGAATGCTTCAAGCATTCGCTTTTTTACCGGCACCACCGACGGAACCCACACGGCCGTCGGACTTGTGACCGAGTGCAGCATCTCCATCAGCACGGACGTGCGCGACATCACCACCAAGACCTCCGCAGGCTGGAAGGAAATCCTGCCGGCGCTGAAGTCCGCATCTATCAACGTCAGCGGCTACTTCGCCGAGGACGCCACGAACAGCTTCAACGCTTTGGTCGACTACCAAATTGCAGGCACCAAGGTTTTCGCGGTATTCTCGAACGTTGGATCTGGATCTACGCCGAACGTTGGTGACGAGGAGTTCGACGTGGCCGGCTACATCACTTCCATCGAGCAGACCGCTGGCTTCGAGGATAACGTAACCTGGTCGCTGACCATGGACCTGACCGGCGCCGTAGTACGTGAGGCGATCTCATGACCGTAACCATCGGCACTGAGACCTTCCAGCTGCGCGCCTCCCTGGGCGCGTGGCGGAAGTTTGAACGGAACACCGGCATCCGCATCGCGGCCATCGACCAGAACGACGTTACCGTCATCGCTGAGCTTCTGTACTACTTCGCCGAGGCAGGGGCCAAGGCAGAAGGCGCAGAGTTCGACTACGACGTGGACAGCTTCTTGGACCTTTGCGAGGTCAGCGAGTTGCCTAAGCTGAGCGAAGCGGTCAGCACCCTGCTCGGCGGAGACGCCCAAAAAAAAAGCGGGGCAAAGGCAAGCCGGTAAATTGGGACGAGATTGAGGCGATGGGGTTGGGCCAGCTTGGCCTGACCCCTTCGGCGCTTTACGGCCTCACCTTCGACGAGTTCAACAACGCCCTGACCGGCATGTACGAGCTGATGGAGCAGCGCGAGCAGAGGGAGTGGGAACGCACGAGGTGGATGGCTACCATGCTGCTGAACCCACATACCAAAAAGCGCCTGTCACCCACCGACCTCATCGAGTTCCCGTGGGAGAAGAAGTCCAAACCTGCTGCGGATGGCATAGCTATCTTGCGGCAAATAGCACGAAAAAATGGCTAAGCTTGGCGACCTTATAGTCCGCGTAGGTGCGGACACCCGGGAGTTCAACCGCG